GTGATGGAGACGGCAATCCAACTGAGATCGTTACTGTTGAATCTATTGATCGTCAGTTCCTTCCTGCTGAATTCCAAGTAGAACAGGAACGGAATGTAAATGATGTAGCAGATAGCACTAGGGTTCCTAGTACTAATGTTACTGTTGGTGAGAATGAAGTTGCTGTTTATACTTGGGCTAAACTCAAGGATGGACAATGGCGTTGGCGTCAAGAAGTAGACGATAAGATTCTACCTGACTCCTTTGGTAAATCACCCAAGAATAATACCCCCTGGCTTCCTCTCCGCTTTAATGTAGTTGATGGAGAAGATTATGGACGGGGTAGGATTGAAGAGTTCCTTGGTGACCTAAGGTCCCTTGAGGGCCTCATGCAAGCCATGGTGGAAGGTTCTGCTGCCGCTGCTAAGGTAGTGTTCCTTGTCAGTCCCGCTGCTACTGTGAAGCCTTCTACGCTGGCTAAGGCTGGCAATGGAGCTATCATCCAAGGCAGGGCTGAAGATGTTACTGCGGTTCAGGTCAGCAAGCAAGCAGATTTCTCTTCTGCTTACCAGATGATCCAATCGTTGACTCAACGGTTGTCTGAAGCGTTCCTCATTATGAGTGTCCGTCAGAGCGAACGCACAACAGCCGAAGAGATTCGTGCTACCCAGCAGGAACTTAACGAACAACTTGGTGGCATTTACGGTAACCTAACTACTGAGTTAGTTCGCCCCTATTTGGCACGTAAGATCTTCACCCTTCAACGCTCAAAAGAACTACCTCAATTACCAAAGGGAATTATATTCCCAACCATTATTGCTGGCCTAGAAGGCATTGGTCGTGGACAGGACCGTGAGTCTCTCATGATGTTCCTTCAAACGATCTCTCAAGCCCTAGGTCCCGAAGCAATGGCCCAATATATCGATCCAGAGGAAGCAGTTAAGCGTCTTGCTGCTGCTCAAGGTATCGATACTCTTAAGCTTGTCAAGACTGCTGATCAACGTCAGCAAGAAAAGCAGCAAGCTCAGCAAATGAACATGACTACGTCACTCATGGGACAAGCAGGACAACTTGCCAAAGCTCCTATGGCTGATCCAACCAAAAACCCTGGCTCTATCGAAGCACTTCAAAATGTCGTCAATGCAACCGCGCAAGCAACCCAACAACCCCAAACCCCTCAGCAATGAAGAGGCAATTGAAGAACCTACTGTAATTGTTCCTAAGGAACAGTTTAAGTATGGTGATGTAAAAGTCTCCTCTCCAGGTGTTGGCAAAGTTTCCATCGTTATCCACTAAACCAAATGTCTGAAATTGTTTTTGATGCGACCGATCCAGATGTGACAGCTGCTCGGGAAACCGAAGAGCTACGTCTTCTGGAATCAGGCAGTAATCTGATTGACAAGCAAGAGGCTGATGCTCTTGAACAGTATCGGCGCAGTGAGCTTGAGGCCAACGATCATACTCAATATGCTGGTAAATTTAAATCAGCAGAGGATCTTGAGAAAGCTTACCTTGAGCTTCAAAAGAAGTTAGGAATAAAGGAAGAGGATGACTCTGCCCCCAATGATGACTCTACCCCGGACTCTACCCCGGATGAAGAAGAGGAGAAGTCTCCTGTTGCGAAACGAGTGGACTTCCTCAAGGAAGCCTCAGATGAGTATTACTCAAATAATAATGAACTTAAGCCGGAGACGATCCAGAAGCTTAAAGAACTGCCTTCTGAGGAACTTATCGAAGCATACCTTGAACTCCAAAAGAACAACCCAGTAACCAAAGCACAGCCCCTTTCGGATGATGCTGCTAAGACTATCGTTGATTCTGTGGGTGGACAGAATGCTTACAATGATACTCTTGCCTGGGCTGCCGATAATCTCAAGCCAGAGGAAGTTGCTGCTTATGACAATGTTGTTAACAGCGGTAACAAGGATGCTATTTTCTTTGCCGTTCAAGCATTGAATCAGCGTTACAAAGATTCCATTGGTTTTGAAGGACAACAAATCTCTGGTAAAGCACCTAAGAACACTGTCAAGGGATTCCGTTCAAATGCGGAGTTGGCTAATGCCATCAGCGATCCACGCTACCGTAACGACCCTGCGTATCGGTATGACATCGAACAAAAACTCGCCGCATCAGGCGACTTAATGTAAAAGGAATTGGGGGCACCTCAGAGTCGGACCCCCTTTTCTATTGAGGAAGGATACCTCATTAAAAAACCAACCGGTTGGAGTATTGGCCCACTGCGGTGGACACCCAATACAACACATGTATTGCTTAACAACTGAATATTATTTGCGCAACAACTCCTTCTAGAAGGGAACTGATAAACTTTTTTCATTCCCAAAAACAATGACTGCTTCAGTAACTTATCTGGGCGAATCTAATAAGACGGGCGGCCAAAGCCCTACTTATGCCCAACGTACCAATCTTTTTCTGAAACTCTTTACGGGTGAGGTGTATGAAGCCTTCCGTAACTCCACAATTGCAAAAGAGCTGGTGATGAACCGGACTCTGCGTGGTGGCAAATCTGCTCAGTTCATTCATACCGGTCGTATTACGGCTGGCTATCGCACTCCTGGTGTGGCTATCCTTGGTTCGGGCAATCCTCCCGCAGCCGAGACCACCATTGCGCTGGATGACCTGCTGGTCGCCTCTGCTTTCGTTGATAACCTCGACGAGATCATGAGCCAGTATGACATCCGTGGCCCCATCGCCCGTCAGATCGGTCAGAGCTTGGCTGAATTCTATGATCGCCGTATCTTCCGCGTTCTGGACAAAGCCTCTTCTGCTTCGGCTGCTGTGACCGGTGAGCCTGGTGGTTTCCAAATCAACCTCGGCGCCAACAAAGAGTATGATGCTCAAGCCCTGGTTGACGGCTTCTTCGAAGCTGCTGCTCGTCTTGACGAAGTGGCTGCCCCTAAGGACGGTCGTGTGGCTGTGCTGTCCCCCCGTCAGTACTACGCCCTGATTTCTCAGGTTGACACCAACATTCTCTACCGTGAGTATGGTAACACCCAGGGTTCTATGAACACTGGCGACGGCCTGTTCGAGATTGCTGGTATTGCTATCAAGAAGTCCAACAACATCCCCTTCCTTGGGAAGTATGGTTCGGCTTCTGGCGCTTCTATTGATGCTGCTGCCGTGACCGGTGAGAACAACAGCTATGGCGTTGCTTCTGACTTCACCAACAGCTGCGGCTTGATCTTCCACCGTGACGCTGCTGGCGTTGTTGAGGCCATTGGCCCCAGCGTTCAGACCACGGGTGCTGACACCAAGGTGATCTACCAAGGCGACGTTATCGTGGGCCGTCTGGCTTACGGTGCTGGCGCTGTGCGCGTCGGCGTTGCCGGTGCCTTCCGTAACACCTGATCCGTTTTTATTTGCTATGATGGGCTGCCTTCGGGTGGCCCTTTTTTCTTACCTGTCCGAATTATGACAACCCAACTCCAAGCTATCAACCAAATGCTAACGGGTATCGGGCAGGCACCAGTGGTGTCGCTCGACATCGCCAATCCAGAGATTGCCACGGCACTTTCGATTCTTGATTCTGTTAATAGAGAAGTTCAAGGAGAAGGATGGAATTTCAATACTGAAATTAATTATCCATTTACTCCTGATATAAATGGTCAGATTATTATTCCTGATAACGTTCTTCAAATTTCAGACAATAAGACATCGAACGTACAACAATACCAGACCGTATTAAGAAACGGCAAACTCTACGACAAGATTGCTCATACTTATACCTTTCCAAAAACAGATCCTATTAAATGCGATGTTGTATGGTTGTTTGACTTTGCAGATCTTGCCCAAGTCTTTCAAGACTACATTGCCCAACGCGCTGCCCGTGTCTTTGCTGGGAGTGTAGTTGGATCATCCGATATGGTTAAGTTTAACCAACAAGATGAAGGCATTCTAAGGGCCAACTGTATCGCGTACGATACGGATACCTCTGCTGTTAACATCTTTGGTGTGGAGACTGGCCAGAACTTTTACATCTCTTATACCCCCTTCCGTACTATTGCACGATAATGGCAGCCATCTCTCAGAAACTTGCTAATCTGGTTGGTGGTGTATCACAACAGCCAGACACTCTTAAATTTTCTAATCAATTACGTGTCTGCGATAACTATTATCCTGACTTTACCTTAGGTCTTGCTAAACGTCCTGGCCTTCAAGCCAAAGGAAAATTAGCCAATGCTGTTGATGACGGTACTTGGTTTCACATTTTTCGAGATAATAAAGAGAAGTACATCTTTCAATTCAGCAAGGCAGGGGCCTTAAAGATATGGGATGCTAACAGTGGTCTTCAACAGACAGTTAATACCGTAGCAGCAGAAGCAATTACTTATGCTACTCATACTGCCTTTGATGATCTGGCTACCCTTCAAATTAATGACTATACCTTTATTCTCAATAGAACAGTTACCGTAAAGCAAAGTTCTTCCAGTAGTTCTTCTTATAATCCATTTGGTTTTGTAAATATTAATACTGTTGCTTTCAATACGGATTATATCATTACTATTGATGGCATAGCTTTTAGCCATACAACTCCGAACAATTCTAGTGGTAATAACCAAAATAGTGTTCAAACTATTATCACTGCTCTTGTGGCATCTATCAATGGTAATGCTAATTATGTAGCATCTGGCATTGGTAACACTATTTTTATTCGTCGTGCCAACAATGCAGACTTTTCCCTTAAAGCTACGGGTGGCACTACTGGTAATGCTGTTGAAGCATTTAAAGAAATAGTTACTTCTGTTTCTCAACTACCACGTGAATTCTTTTCGGATCGACGCATTAAAGTTGCTGGATCAGCTGACAGTGAAGTTGATAATTACTGGGTAAAGTTTGTTCCATCTACTTCTGGACAAACAAGTGGTGTGGGTAACTGGGAAGAAACCATTGCCCCCAATACCGTGCTTGGCATGGATACCACTACGTTGCCTCACGTTGTTATTCGGGAAGCTAATGGTACCTTTACCTACCGGCAACTAGATGAAGCCTCTGCTACGGCTAGCACAGGTACGACAGCCGTTACAGGCATTCCTACTGCTGTCAGTATTATCTCTGCCGTAAGTAGTGGGCACGTTGTAGGAGAAGAATTTTCTGCCACTGGTGGCACAGGTAAGAACCTTAGACTTCGAGTTGACAAAGTAAAAACTGTTACTGTTGCCAATAGTTATGCTGCTAATTCAAGTAGTTATGTTAAACAAGTAACAACAATAATACCAAGAAGTAGAGTTTCTTTTGGATCAACTACTACAACTTATTATTGGTATCTTGCTGGTCAACAAATAGGCAGTGGAGATTCTGATAGGTTGGTTATTGGCGATACAATTTATGTCCGTAACAGTGATTTTCAAAATATTAGCAATGAACTAAGAGCTGGTATTACCTCGACGCAAATAACCAACGGTGTTATTGATGCCATTGCCATTCTTCAACCAGGACAGGGTTATACAGCTACTAATGCTGTTTATAATGCTAGTAATGATGCCTTTAGGATTGATACGGTTAATACCCAAAATCTTGAAGGTGATGAATTTCGTCTTGAATATTGGAAACCAAGAGCAGTTGGAGATTCTAAAACCAATCCTATGCCTTCTTTTGTAAATAATACAATTGATGGTATCTCATTTTTTAAGAACAGGATTGTGTTTACTTCTCGTCAAAATGTAATATGCTCACAAGCAGGAGATTATTTTAATTTCTTTGCTAGTACAGTTATTACTATTATTGACAGTGACCCAATTGACTTAAGTGCTAGCAGTACAAAACCAATTAAGTTTCAATACTTATTACCCATTCCACAAGCAGGACTTCTTCTGTTTGGTGATAATGCTCAGTATGTATTGCAAACAACTACGGAAGCTTTTGCACCAAAGACCGCTGAAATTAATCGGCTATCGTCTTTTAGTTTGTCCCATACAATTTCGCCAATTGATATTGGTCCAAGCTATGTCTTCATTGAACAGACTGCTAAAGCAACAGCTGTTTATGAAATGGATATTGGTAATAACATTGGTAACAAACCTATTATTCAGGAAATTACCAAGCCAATTCCTTATTATATTCCAGCAGCAATTAAGAGTTTAAAGTGTTCTCAATCAGAAAATACATTTGCTCTTTTAAGTCAGCAGGATCCAAAAGTGCTTTATGCTTATCGGTTCTTTAATGCCGGTGATACTAGATTGTCTGCTTGGTTCCGCTGGATCTTTCCTGGAACAATTGAAAGTTTTGACTTTGATCAGGATCTTTTGTATGTTGTTACTAAACAAGGTAGTAACTATATTCTTAATACTCTGTCTTTAATGACAGAGACACCAAGTCAGTCTCTTCTTTTTGAGGGGCAGTACCTTGATGTTCGTCTTGATTACTTTGATTATAATCCTACTCTTGTTTATAAGTCAGCCACCAATACCACACGTGTCTGCTTCAAGGATGGATTTGATAACTCAGAGGAACAAGCAGTATTGATGTATCTTGATCCAGCTATTGCTGGGTATTTTGAAGAACAGACACTTAAGTATGATGCTACTGCTCCAACAGGACAGAAGTACTACCTAGAAGCCGAAGGCAATCAAACCACTTCTAAGTTTGCTATTGGGTACAAGTATAAGGCAACAGCTGAATTACCTGCATTTTATTTTGTAAAGAATGAAGGTAATAAAGATACAGTAAACGTTCCCCGCATTAATCGACTTAAGATTAACAGTTATAACTCTGGTCCATATCAGGCTCTGGTTAAATCTGAAGGTCGTAATGATTTCTCCTTGAGTCTTCCACAGATTAATGCTAACTACTATCTTGCTGATAACATTCCCCTTATTCGGAATGCTGAAAGCACAGTTCCTATTCTTTCCAAAGGTAATCAATTTAGATTTAGTTTGATTGCTGATGCTCCATTTCCAACAGCATTCACTTCTATCACTTGGGAAGGCACCTACAACAACAAAGGAATACAATCCTTATGATTTGCAAATCGCTGATCCACACCGCAAGCCGCTTAGACGCAATCTATGTGGCTGAAAACCTACAAGAAGATGACAGACAGGAACTTGCTGGTCTTGGTCACACTGACCTTGAAATGGCAGTAGTCCTGTCTGTTTATCGTTCAGACACCGCTGTAACCTTCTGGAACCCCGATGGAAATATCTGCGGGGTAGCGGGGGTATCCAGAACTGATGCCCATTGCGGAGCCATCTGGATGTTAACCACACCACATGTCCGCCCGTATCCAAAACTATTTTTTAAGGAGGCTAAGAAATGGGTCGAACAACAGACCTCCTATGAGATGTTACATAACATTGCTGATCCAAGAAATAAGATGCACATGAAATTGCTTCATATGCTTGGATTTAAAAAGCTTGCTTATGTAATTACTCCAACCAATCTTACTTATGTTGAATTTGCTAAACTAACAAAATGTGTACCCCAGCCCTTGCCGTAGGTATTGCAACAGGTGTAATGGGTGCCGTTCAATCCATTGGTAGTTATTCTGCTGAAAAAGCAGCTGCCCGTGAATCTGAACGCGCCTATCAAGAACAACGGAATCTAAATGCTCAAGCAGCCAATCGTTCTTATCAACAATCTCAAGCTCAACTAAAAGGAGAATTTGATCAGGCTTCCCAGAAAGCAGAACAACTCCTTGTCCAACGTCTCCAAACTCAAGGAACAACCCTTGCCGCTGGCAGAAGTGGTCAATCCATTGGTGGTCTTCTTACTGATGCCCAACGTACTGAAGGAAAGGATCTTGCTACTCTTGGTATGAA